TATGTCTATGCCAGTTGGTCAATGGGATGAGTTTGAATTTACCGATGAAGGCATGATCGGCAAAGGCAACATCTTTACCAATACAAGCGCAGGCAAAGATTTATACACAATCATGAAAGAATCGCCAATGATGGTTGGCGGTGTTTCAGTTGGTGCGTATGCAGACGAATATTGCATGGTAGATGCTGAAGGTAATATGCTTCAAACAGGCATTGATGCCGATGAAGAAGGTTATTTCAGCATTACTAAAGGCGGCTTGGCTGAAGTGTCGATTGTTATGAACCCAAACAATCCAAAAGCCAACATTAACAAACTAGAGTTTTTCCGCGAGGATGGCTCATTCAACCTAAAAGTATTTGAGAAAGCCCTGCGCGAAGCGGGGATTTCTAAAAAGGATGCGACAACTGCCGCGTCCATTTTTGGCAAGGCAACCGCTAAACGTGACGTTGAAACGGTAAATGTCGAACCGACTACCGAAATGCGCGATGCTGAATCGGATGCGGCAAAAGAGTTTTTAGAGTATCTTGAACAAAGAGATTTGTTGAAGGCTTTAGAAGCGCGTCTATCTTAATTTTTAATAGGAATAATCATGTTAGATAAAATCACTGAAAAACTAGATTCAATTGAATCTAAAGTTAAATCAGAAACCGAAATTTTGGTTACTGAAAAAATGGCTGAAGCAACCGCACAAGTTGAAGCTGCTAAAGCTGAATTTGCTGAAAAAGTTTCTGCACTAGAAGCAAAGGTTGCCCAAGTTGGTACACCTTCAATCATTCGTGCAAACGCAGGCATTATGTCTGACGTAAATCGCCGCGTTGCTGAACAACTTTCTGCTTTCTACAAATCAAATGCTCGTGTAGAAAAAGAAGTAAAGTTGTTTGAAGATGCTGCACAGTATGATGCTTTCCAAAAAGAAGCATCCGCATTGACAGGCGGCGGTAACAATCAAGGTGGTCGTACTGCGTATGACCCTGTATTTGCACCACTGCGTTTGGCTAACCCAATGCGCGGCGTGTCACGCGAAGTTGCAACTGATGGTTCATCCTATCAATTTCGCGCCAAGACAGGCAATGCAGGCGCACAATTCGGATATACAATTCAGAACAATGGTTCAGCAACCAC